CATCGTAATTAACTTTTGTTACTTGGTTCTCAAGCCTATCCCATTTACGAGCAAGCATCATAAAAGCACCTACACCACCTCGCTTTTTCCAACTATCACCGTAAGATTGCTCAGCTTCATGTAGCCCTTTTACATCTTCGTTTGCTAATGTATTTACTTTTTGTATTATTTTACTTCTAGTACTCACTTCACTCTCCTCTCTAACCATTCTATACAAGCCCTCCTCCAAGCCCTATCCCCTATTAGTTGTGCAAACTTTAATGCAGTGGTCATATCTTTATCTTTCCAGCCTATCCATGAATCCATCATAGGGGTAGCTGTATTTGTAAGATAAGTATTAGTTAATCCTTCTATTGTATAATCATCAAACCATTTGTACAACTCAGAATCAAAATTATGAGCATTATCTATTAATGGTGGCGAATTATAACTTAGCCCATCTTCAGCTAATAAAAGATAAGGTTCATAATCAGGCTGAAGAGAATACAAGTTTAGTTTTTCTAATACATCTGTATATACATGGAGGTTATTACTTATTTGATAATAAGTACCTATTTTATTACCTGTCATAAGAGCCATATATTCTAATAAAAAAGACATATGTACGGCATTCGCTCCATAAGCACCCCAGATCATATCATTACTTCTGTTTACTACACTCATATTAAGGTAACCTTTTCTAGCCCAGAAAAAGACTTGTGTATTACAAGGATAATCTACACCTGTATTTGTTGAAGTTAAATCAACATAAGGATCCCACATACCTATTACAACTCTACGGTCATTGGGGTACTCTACTAATCTATTTTTAGCTATGTTTAATTGATCTACACCAAAATGTTTTCTCCAACGATATCCGTATGCACCATGAAAAGTAACACCATCATCGCTATAATTATTTATTCTTCCGTTAAATTGGCTAATCCACTCTACATCATTACGACCTGCTAACATCCATAAGCTTTCCATAAAATGAAAATAAGGGTTAGCATCACGTTGAGGGTAAAACAACACTCTTTCCCAACTGTGTGTGTATTCTGTGCAAACAGGCATTGGAAACTCTAAAGCTTTACCATTTCTAGTGTCTACCTCTACCCCTGTGTTTTGGATAACCTGTATGCCGTGATATAAAGCCTCACTAACACCTCTACTATATATATTGTACAATATGCCCTCCTATGGCGAATGAGTTATTATAGGGTACAAACATACCCTATAAGTTAATTGTGACAGTCAGAGCCTAATCGAGTGGCTACTCAATGTTTAAGAACTGCCTGTATTGGTTACCTATTATTATAGGGTCGTGTAATTTAAGAGCATTATACCCATTTTCTCTAATTGATGGTATAGAATCAGAGTAAGCCCCATTGAGTATAGTAGCCAACTCTTCTGCAGATCCAACAGCAAAACAATTATAATCAGGCTTCATATCATCAGGTTCGTCAAGTATCCACTTATTATGTATTATAGGAACACATCCTGCGTTCCAAGATTCTAAAGCTGTGTATTGTGTTCCACCACCATCACCCACTATTTGCGTCATATCTACATTAAACACATAATCTTGCATTAACTTAAACGCAAAATCATTTTCTCTAGGGTAATGGGCTTTAGATTGTACCCACTCTGGATACTTTGGCACAATTTTAAACCGAGTAAAAATTCTGTTTTCAAAACCTCTTATATTTATTTTCTTATCTTCAGCTAATAACCTATTAGTATCTAATAATATTTCAGTATGCTTATCAAAATCAATACGCGAAGTACTTACAGCCCCCTTTCTATCAAGGTTAGTATGTTTAGGAAAAGGTGTATAAGGGTGACGGATAAAGGTTGCTCCCTTAAAAGTTCTTGCACCTATTTGTCTAATAACAACGCACCTTTTAGGGTCTAAATCAACAGGTAAGTTTTTTAATTCAGTTGGGTCATGAACAACTATACTTGCACCTATATCGTATAGCATTTGTGTTTCTTCTTTAAACTGCTTTGCCCCAGCGACAACTAACTTAATCGTTTCTTTGTACTCGTTGTTTACAATAGTTTTACGATTCTTAGCCTCAGCCATAGAAATATTTCTATAATGTTTACCATAACCAAACTCACGGCTTTTGCGTTCACTCTTTGGTCTTATCTTAAACAGAGTACACTTAATATCTACGGCATTAAGGGCTTCCATCAAATGATTAGTATAAGTTACCCAACCTCCATACGGATTAGGGCTTAAATAAAATAAATCTACATGTGTCATGCTACAGGTCCTTCCAATGTTTTGTTGTAATTTAAAAGTGAATTAAGATGGGCATCATACTTACTACGAGGTGTACCTTGCCCTAATCTAACTCTTTCATACTTATCCCACTCACATAAGCTATGCTCTATTGTTCGCATGTCTACATTTTCAATGGAGACTACATTTCTAGTACCCTGTGCAATATCTAATACTTTTTTCATTTCTATATTAGACTGAACAGCAGTTAGTCCTTTGTTAAGGGGTCTATTGTATAATCTGTTTAACCCTCGTTTTGCTCCTGGACCTGCGTTCGCCCAAGTAAAACGGTCTGTCGCCTCGTCCAGTATGCGTGTGTAGTTGAGATCGGTAACCACTTCGTAAGACATAAAGCCCCCTCCACCCCACCCACGATAGGCAGACATCGCATGGTGTAAGGCTTGTAACGACTGAGTGTTGGTCGCAATCTTGGCAAGCTTTTCTTTGCTTTCCCAAATAGGGGTGAGGAAATGGTCAACTACAACTTCTCCTTTAGGTAACTTTAACCCTTGATTAGTTATAATATATGCCCCTGTAAAAGTTCGCAACTTCTTAGCCAATCGTTCGGCGATTAATTGCTTAGTATATTCAGGATCCCACTTTGAAGCCCAACCATGAGCCTCAGCAAACTCAGTCGTACCAACCATTCTAAACAAACAACAGTTAAATATTATTTCGCCATCGGGTTTATTATGGTTTGGGTTTGTCCAGTTCTGACGCATCCATATAGTAACCTTATCGTTTTCACGGAAAGGGTTTGTAAATTTATACTCCTGGAGTATTTTATCTTTTGTAAAGGGAGGTGGATCACCAATTACTTTTTTTCGGTAAATAGCATGTCGCTCATTTATCCAATAAAAGAACCTTTCTAAGTTCTCTATATTCACAATTACTCTCCCATACCTAGCTGGATTACTTTGTTTTGAATAGCAATAGTAATATCTCTAGCACTTCCTGGAGAAGGCTCTAACTTACGCAAAGATTGTAATGCTTCACCTAAAGTATCAGAGTTTAAAATAACCATCATATTTCTATAACGATTTGTACCCTCACGCATAGGGGGTGAATCCATAAGCTTTTTTATCTTTACATGAGGTTCTAACTTATGAATAGGCATAGATGTCAATGTTCCATCAGCAACTATGTTTAAGAATTCTTTGGTGGCTTCTGGTGTTAAATCAGTCATTTTCTTTCCTTCTGTTTTTTCTATAGTTTTATATTTTTTGGAGTGTGTTTCCACATATTCAAAAAAATTAATATAATGTTGGTCTTCGTTATACTTGTGGAAATGATATTGGTTACAGGCTACAAGAATCCACTTTAAATCTTCAGCAGAATAATCCCTTCGTAACTGTTGTATATCAGAGAAGACAATACTATACTCATTAACTTCTTTGCACTCTTTACTTGCACTTAATGTAGGAAAATGAAAAAAGCTGTAAGCTGTATTTTTCCCACTATTATTATCGTTTTCTAAAACGATATACACTTGTCTTGCCATGTATCTTTCCTTTCTATGAAAAAATGCCAATGTTCATATTCTGCAATATGCACATTGGCATGACAAGGTTTATTTTGTCGGTATTAAGATGCGTACTCTAGCACTTTAGTTAATGCTTTTCTCTTAGTATTAGCACCTGTCCCAAACCATGCAGAGTGTAAAGAGTTACCTATTACATTGGACTTTTTCTCATGGTCAACTACATAAGTCACTGCATTCAATGCTCCCCACCAAGTACCTTTAGCAGACTTTAGCTGGGATCCTGGGGAAGTTTCTATAGCATCAAGAACATTTTCAGCAGTACGAGAAAACTCATCTCGTAGGGGTGGTAAACTTTCAAAGCTATCGGACTTACCTCGCTCTATAAGCAATTTAGGTTGAAGTAACTCAGCAATAAAATTATCAAGGTCAGCAGATTTGTACTGTTTACTAGATAAAAACTCCGATTGCTCTTGGAAAGCTTTCATTTGTTGCCCTGAAAGACCTAATGCTTCCTCAGCAGCTTTTATAATTTCTTCGTCGAACATTTGTAAATGTAGAACTCTGAAACGTTCACCGTCAGCACCGAGTGCCATTGTTAATGTATTGTTACAAACAACTCGTATCGGTGTAAACATAATAGTCATAGCTTTACCAACTTGGTGACTATTGTTTATCAATAGGTAACCTTTAACTTCGTCGTCACCTGAAAGCTTAAACTTGTCAGTTAGTTTTGCTAACCCCCAAATGTCCTTGCCCTCTTTTAAGCTTCCTGCAGTTTCCATTTGCATTTGTCCTGCATCAGTAAACTTTTTGAAAAAGTCCATAACTTCTGCATTTTGAAATGGTACATAACCATCACCACAGGAACTTAGTACTTTGTTGTCACTGTCACGCACTAAATGGTAACTGTCAGGGCAACGAATAAAGTTCGCTTCGCCTGAAGGGTCAAGTATATTCCAAACATTTGCTTTGTCTGGAACGTAGGAAGGTCGCTTGCTAACTGTCCAGTTCAACTTCGCAGCTTCTAACATTTGTTCAGGTGTCATGTCTGATGAAACCTGTTCGCCTAGACCATGCCATGGAACGTTTCCTGCATAAGCCATTGTTTCTATTTCGTGTGCCATAATAATATACTCCTTTCTAATGAGTAGTTGGTTGATGTTGCACAGTTGGTAGTGAATTGAAGGTTTTAAAAGGTATATCTAAAAACCCCCTTTGCCCCTCTGCACCAAGTAATACTTCTACACGCATTTCATGGTCATTGTGGGGCATACTAAATGTAATAGGAAACTTAACTTCATCACCATAAGTAAAGATTAATGTACTAAGGGCTTTTTTGTCAAGTGCTCTATTGCGTTTAGTTTTGATGGCTACATTATTTGCTCTAGTAAGACTTTGCTTAGTAAAGTATTTGTAGCTGTCTTGTAATGTAAGCATTATATTCCTTTCCATAATGTTTTGTTGCTATTAAGTATTTTTAAAACATTTAGTTTAGATTGATAACTCTTTTGTTATCCAGTTGGTATTGAATACCCACGACTAAACATTGGATGAATCAAATGTAGGTTTTGCTTGGCTCTTGTTAAACCGACATACCAAACTCTGGCTTCATCTTCATCAAAAGTACTGATCTTCCTCCACATAGAATAAGGTCTACGCATAGTATCTGTTAAAAGCATTACATTTGTAGCTTGAGCTCCTTTAGCTGAGTGAATAGTAGATATCCGTATGCGTGGATCCTCTGTTAATGATTCACCTTTTTTCAAACAAGCTTTTATATAAGACCTATCTTTTTGTGGAATCTTACCTAAACTTTCATCCCATGGACGAGTATGTAAAAGACCATGCTCTTTTAATAAATCTTCTATACTATACATTACTCCCTGTTCGCCATTAGGCATCGCCTTATAGCCGTAAGCAACCTCTGTGTTAAATAACATCTGTTTAAACACTACTCGGACTTCATCAGCCGATTTTTTATCCCCTTTACGCAAGGACTCCCAGATGCGAACACTTTCCAATACTTTACTATCTATACTTTTAGAGCCATTATAAATATAAAGGTGTCCACGTCTGCGAACTTCTTCCTCAATTTGTTGAGCTCCTTTAGTTGTTCTACTAAGAAGTAACCAATCACCTTGTGCTAAATCAACTTCTTCGGAGTGCCTATGCCAATCCAAATAACCCAACTCATCTTTTGGTTGAAAGGATTTTTCCCTGCGACCAACAACCCTCTTGATAACTTCATTACACAATGCGTGATGCTTGGAGGGGATTCTATAACTTTGTTTGAGAAAAGTGACATGACCAACCAAGTTAACAAAATGAGATACATCTGCTCCTGCATAACGGAAGATGGCTTGATCATCGTCTCCTGCAACATAGCAGACCTTGCTGTTAGCCTGTAATAAACTCACCATTTTCCATTGTAAGGGGGATAAATCCTGTGCTTCATCTATAAAAACAACTTCTAGTTTAGGTGCAAGATTTCTTTCTACAAAAGTTTCTAACATATCTGTATAATCAAATAAGCCAAATGAATTTTTCCAATGGGCTAATCCTCTATGTACATAATCTACCCTAGACCAATCTGTTTTCAAGGGGACTATACTTTCATTATAGACTTTCCTCAAAGGTTGCTGTAAGATTCTTGATATGTTTATAATTTCCAAAAATTTATCACCATAACCAAAATCCTTGTATGGACCTTGATCAGTAGAATCGCTGTAAAAGCCCCCTATCTTTAACCAGTCAGCTATCTCCTGGTACTTCTCACCTGTAATAATCTGGCTGTGAGTTAGTCCAGCTTGTAAAAAAGCTAAACTATGTAGAGTTCTAAAAAAAGGTAATTGTTTTTTATTGAAATTAAATTTAAGGCAAGCCCGATCAATAGCTTCAGTCGCTGCTCTGCGTGTAAAAGCAAAATACCCTATCCTATCAGGGGCTACTCCTGAGCCTAAATATTGTTCTACTAAATTCAATAGCTTAGTAGTCTTCCCTGTTCCAGGAGGACCGAGTACTATCTTCATTTACTTTTCTCTCTTAGTCTTCCAAAAATACTCATCAGTATCGCCCAATCTAGTATTGTTACCATTCTCTACCTGATAAAAAACTGTACTCACTTTAAAGTCGGGATTGATAGGTTTTTCAGGTGTCAGACTATTATCATATACTCGCATTCTATTATTAGGGTACAAGCAAAACTGTCCATTTTCTAACTCTAATAAGTTAAAAGATTTATGCTCCTCGGGGTTCTCACTTGTACTATAATCAATCGAGTCGGGATCAGCATGGTAATTATCTATTGTACAAATGTAATATCCTTTTTGTATACCAAAGTCTCTGGTTAGTATCTCAAAATCCATTGAGCCAATAAACTGTTTTTGAATAATCGTAACTCCATAATCCATACAGTTCCAAAACTGTAAATTGTTAAGAGGCATATCGGGTTTTGGTGGTTCTTTAGAAGTAACAAAAGCACTGATTGGTAACTTATCAAACAAAGCACCATAATCAGGTAAGTAAGTTTCAAAGTAAAATGCTCTTCCAGGAATGGATTTACAAGAAGCCCATACCCCAGCGACATATTCACCAAACCCATCTTCATGGTCTCTTAAATATTCTTTTCTAACCCATACTTTTTGTGCTGGAAGATTACATATCAACTCTGCCATTAATCAACAAACTCCTCTAATGCTGTTTTTAATGAATGAAGATGAACAAATACAGGGGTATCTTCACCAACCCATGCACCAATAACATTGTAAGACATCCATTCTTCTGCTTCATCTTCACTCATCTTGTCTCGTTTCATTAAAATTTTTACACATTTAGAGTAATCATAAACAGCGACAACGATATTAAATCTGCAACCTGTGCCAATAAAAGCTTTCTCAAATCCATCAGCTAACATCATTATATCAAGCCTGAACCTTTGGGTAGGTCGGGAATTTTTATTTCAACATCATCAGTGTCAAAATAATCCTGTGGTAAAGACCATACATGTATGCCCTTGTTTTTAATTCTCCAAAACATTTTATCTGCCCCTAAATCTCTTAACCTTAATGTTATCTTATTAGAAGTATAATGGTTAAAATCGTTTACAGACAAATGTTTTTTAACATCTTTTATCTGGAAATAAACTCTACCATCAACCCATACTGCAACCCCTTGAATAATTTCCTCTTTCTCTTCACCTTTGGCTCTTTCACAACAAAAGGCATGAAGCAAATCTTCAAACTCACCTTTAAGGGTAGCATCAGGTGGTACTTCTACAATAGTAACTTTATCTAATAAAGCCTGTATTCTTGTTTGCCAAGCCCTTTGACTAATAGTAATCGGGAATTTATTTATTTGTGCAACACACTCCCTTTGAAACTGAGTCTGTGCTGTCAACCCACTTGTAGATAATTCAACCCTTTGATCATCTACATTTAATATCCATATAGCAGGATCACCATCTATTTTAGTTAAGCTACTCAAATCATTACTAACTGTATTCGGACCTACACCATACTTCCGTGTCTTACAAACTTCTTTATCGCAAAAAGGTTTTATTGGTTGGTCTTCACATTTATAAAAATATTCTTTTTTGTTAAGCTGTTTGATAACAGTACCTACTTCACTATGACTCAAGGGTGGGGAAAAATAATCTATGTTATATTTTTGTATTAAAGTTTCCCAATTATTTTCATCAAACCTTCTAGCATAAACACCTAAGTTAAACAGAGCATTGTTGCGTGAACCCTCAGCAAAACCTTTACTACATAGATGTTGTAAGCATGGTGGACCTTCTTCAAGAACACCCTCTTTTACCCCAAAACTAAATTGTAGCTTCATAAATTCTTTAGGGGTAATCCTGTTTCTCTTTGCATACTCTATAAAAGCTGTTGTTAACATTGTTATGCCTTTTTCATCAAAAGCATAACGAGTAGTTTTATCTCCTGCGTGATAAGGCATATTTAAAAAGTTACCTGTATCTCCTCGCTCTACTAATATAGTAGATTGCTTAGGAAATATCTCACAACCAGAATGACCTAAAGCTGCTGACAACTCTGTCATTTTACGTTGCATATCAATAGCTTCAATAGACTCTGTTAAAAATACCCATACATGAGCTCCACCACTTTTAGTCCTGCCTACAACAGCAGGGATATTATTGTTATGTAAAATATCGCATAATTCTTTATGGTCAATATCATACTTATCAATATCTATTGCACCCCATTGACATTGGTTATCGCTTCGTATTGGGATAATACCTATACCTGTTCCTCCTGTTAGATGTTCTTTCCACATATCAACAGTAGTAGGCTCTTTTATAACCTTTGCAGTACCTTGTTTTTTACCACCTCCAGGACGGCTTGTGTTTACTATAAATGTTCCATGAGCAATATCACTGCCCTTAAACAAGTCAAAAAATTCTTGTGCTAAATCCATTAGTTTCTCCAAAAAAGGTGAGGGCTACAAATGAGGTAAAAAATGTAGCCCTCGCAGTTGTAAGGTGATCAGTCCTTCCAACCGAACTAAAATGGTATATCGTCTTTTACTTCTTGTGAGGCTGGCTCAGCAGAGGGTTCTTTTACTTCTACTTCTCCAGCTTGTACAGATTTAGCAAAAGCTATCGCAGCATCAAACATGTGCTTTTCATGGTTATCAGCTAAGTCTATTTGTTTTCCTTTATTAATAACCCAACCAAACCAAGAACCCATATCATTCTGCTCGGGAACTGTAGTAAGCTTATATAAATGGGACATCATAGGTAAAGTGTACGGACCGTTCTTACCCATCGCTGTTAAAGCATTCATTTGTGTAATCCAACGTCTGGACTTCTTTAACTGTGTGCTAGACATAGTTATTAAAGCACGACTGAAACTACCATCAGCAGTTGCTAATAATACAAAGTGTTGAGCAGTATTAGAAAGTAGATTACCATTAGGTAATACATCTGCATTTTTATCGTTCTTTGTAGTTGTTTTTACTATTGGGTCATCAGGTAAATAACTACCCATATAACCACCACCAGACTCACGAGGTTTCCACTCAATAAACCTACGATTAAAATAACAAGGCATCACGGAAACACCTAATTCACCATCGTAAACTTCATTAGCTACTGTATTGTATATCATTCCTGGCTCAGCACCATCGACATATGCACCATCTCTTTTGTTTACCTGTGGTGAACCTTTATCAAGAATACGCAAAAATGGTATAGACATATCCTCTGCACTTACTTCAGCAAACCCTGTTACTGAAACATCTTCAAACGCACTCATTGCAAGCTGAGTGCTTTGCTTTTCAACTATTTCTTTAGCCATTATCTTTCCTTCCGTTTAATTTTAGTTTTATAACCCACATAAACACCAAAGGTATCCATCGGGATTGTGCTTATTTGTTCTTTTGCAAAAGCTTTCAATGTCATTGGCTCAACCCACTTTCTTGTATTTACAGGTAAACCTCTGCTATTTAGTTCGTCAGCAAAATCTTCGGCTATTTGTTCTTGTCCACGCACAAAGTTTGTAGAAACAACATTCTTTATAAGGTCGCCGTGACCATTATTATTAAGCCAAGCAAAAGCTTCATCCTGCTTGTCTTTTGGTATGCTCGCTGAAACATACTCAGATACAGTGATTTCTGCACCATCATGTAGTTCCAACTTTTTGAGGTTATGCTCCATCATCGCTGCTGGAAGCTGATCCTCCGTTACTTCTCGGTAAGCCTTTTCTTTTTCTTTAAGTTCGGCTTTTAACCTTACGATATCTTCTTCCATAGCAGAAGCCATTGTAGCAAGTTTGCTAATCTGGCTCATACCTGTTTCAGTAATACCTTTAAGGTTGTCGGCTGCTGATTCAAAGTCCATTAATACCTCCTTTCGGTTTATAATTACAATCGGCAGTAAGAGGGAAATACTTATTTTCTTGCCTATCCCACTTCAGCATTTTAAACCTTCCATTATTAGCACGACTCGCTAGTACAGCAGATAAAGCTATCGCTGCTGGATCTCCTGCTAATAACAAATAGTCATCGTCTGTGAACTTATTAAGTCTCTGTTGTAGCCTACGGATTGTAGGTTGTGTTGAAAAACTTGTTTGTTCACCATCAGGTAATAGTATCTCTAAATCCCCAAAGTTTTGAGCATCTGTAAGATCCCTACCTCGCATTTCTTGTACAATGTAAACGGTCATGTCTTTCTCCACATGTTTTAACATAAGTAAACCTAGCATAGTAAAATGCGATTTACGTTTCTTGTTTTATCTAAACTACTTTTTTCTATAAATAGTTTTACTTATTAGTACCAAAATAAAAAAGTTGTGCTACTTTTTTTAAATCCGTTTTTATCTTGTGACCAGATATTGTATATTGTATATCGGAAAAGTTGTGAATACAAGTTATTAAACTTTTTCATTTCACTCCTATATAGCAAAGTGAGTAAATAGTTATAGCAACTCTTATACATTTATATATAATAAAGTAATTACATATTCCGAAGAAAGGGAACGTATGCGTTATAAATTTAAGTTTGAACCATATAAACATCAGTTAGATGCTTTAACTAAGGCATGGAACAAAGAGTTTTTTGCTTTCTTTATGGATATGGGTACAGGTAAATCAAAAGTATTAATAGATAATATTGGTATACTTTATGATAAAGGTGAAATAGATTCTGCTCTGATTATCGCACCAAAAGGTGTTTACCATAACTGGACAAGAAAAGAATTACCCACCCACTTACCTGAACATATACATGTTGATATTGTTACATGGTCTCCTGAGAAAACACAAAAGAAAGCAAAAGAACTTGCTGTGTTAAACCAAGTTACAGATAACCTTGTTATATTTGTTATGAATGTAGAAGCCTTATCTACTAAAAGGGGTGTAGCTGTAGCTGATAAGTTTTTGTTAACCCATAGGGCTATGCTTGCTGTAGATGAAAGCACTACTATAAAATCTAGAACAGCTTCAAGAACAAAAAATCTTATGAAACTAGGTAAACTAGCCAGTTATCGCAGAATATTAACTGGCTCCCCTGTAACTCATTCGCCCCTTGACCTTTATACCCAATGTACTTTTTTAAAAGAAGAAAGTTTAGGGCAGTCTTCATTCTGGACTTTTCAAAACAGATATGCTAAAATGGTTAGGCGAACACTTGGCTCACATAGCTTTAACCAGATAACAGGTTACCAAAACCTTGAAGAACTAAATGGTATAATAGAACCTTATAGCTTTAGGGTTCGCAAAGAAGATTGTTTAGATCTGCCAGATAAAGTGTATATAAAAAGATCAGTAGAATTAACTGATGAACAAAAACTATTATATGTTCAGCTAAAAAGTTCAGCTATGGCTTTTGTAAAAGAGCAAGGGCAAATCACAGCACAAACAGTACTCACACAAATAATTAGATTACAACAAGTATGCTCAGGCTTTGGCAAACTTGATGATGGGCGAATGGTTGAAGTTTCATCAAACAAACTTAATGAACTAATGTCTGTACTAGAAGAAACAACAGGTAAAGTTATTATATGGGCGAATTTTACACATGACCTACAGATAATTTATCAAGCAATAACAAAGGCTTATGGAGCAGATTCAGCTTCTCTTTTTTATGGGGAAACACCTGCTGATGATAGGCAAGATATTGTTGAGCAGTTTCAAAACCCTAATAGCCCATTGAAATATTTTATAGGGCAACCACGCACAGGTGGATATGGTTTAACTCTTACTGAAGCTAAAACTGTTATATACTATAGTAATGGATATGATTTAGAAGTTAGGTTACAAAGTGAAGACAGAGCTCACCGTATTGGTCAAACTAATAAAGTTACTTATGTAGATATAGTTACTGAAAAAACTATAGATGAAAAAATATTAAAAGCATTACGAGCTAAAATAAATATTGCGAATCAAGTATTAAATGAAGATGCAATGAACTGGATTATTTAGCTATACTTCTTAAACTTTCCATGATTTGATCTATATTAGGTTCTTTACCATTAGGATTTAAAACACATTTATACTGTTTAGGACACCCTACACGAATATCAGTAAACTCAAGTTCATAAGTTTTGTTTGCTCCTTGATAAATACAAGCCATTTTATCTTTGTAGACTTTTTGTTTCTTTAGTCTACAGGTTGTCATAGTTGGTAAAACTATATCTCCTCTTTGTATTTTTTGTTGTCTCGTATACTCTTTTGCGAATGCTTCGAAATATAGAGCTGCAATAATACCGAGAACAGCAACAACACAAAATACAATCCCCATAGTTTGTAAGGCATCTATTACCTCCTTTTGTTTTTGTCTTGATTCTATTTTGCGTAATCGTTCAGCCTCTTTAGCTTCATTTATTCTGTTAGCTCTTTCAGCAATTATTTGATCCCAAGCAGTTGGACCAAACCGAAGATTAATTATATTTTTTAATTCATTTCGTTTTTCTTCTAACAATTTTCTGTCAATAAAATCATTAGCCGTAGACTCAATACCAAACTGTTCTTTTAAGCCAACCTTACCACTCTTCTTGTTCATTTGAGACTCGCCCTCAAAGAACCCATCAATTTGTTTAGCTATTCCTGATATGTCGTTTACGGTATCTATATTGCTTTTAATAAATTCTACAGACTTCTGTACTAAAGCAATTCCTGTTAATATTTCTGCAACAACCATTCTTCATCCTATACTAGCCCCATAATACCTGATGTTTTTCTTTTTTCAATCGCAGCACTAGTAGGATCAAAAGGAAACAAATCAGTAACAGAGGTTTTATTTTTTACATTAGTCGGGCTTGGTGCAGGAAGATTATTCGCTGTTGTTATATTGGATTTGATATTTGCCTCTGCTGTTTGTACAACAGGGGGAGTAACTTCATTTGAACTTATTGGTGCTATTTCTATTTGTACAGGTGGTGCAGAAGGTGGACTCACATCTTCACCAAAAGGAATACCTAAGTTAAATAAAAATTGATTTAATCTTCTATTTACTTCAGGAATAACTACAGAAGCAGAACCCTCTGGAGATTCTTGTACTAATAGTTTTGCTATTTGTGGATTAAATATAGCTTCTTGCATTAAGGCATCAGCTCTTATACTGGATTGTTGAGAGATTGCTCTACTTGCAAAATAACCTATCGCAGCCCTCGGACCAAGACGTTTTTCTCCTACAGCAACTAACCTGTTAGATACGTTTAATGGAGTACTACCAATAAGATTTGCTAATTTGTCGCCCATACCTTTATTTGTTACTCCCTCTCCTAAGTTTCGTGGGAGTAGGTTCACTCTTTCAATAGCATCAGCTATTAAATAAAGGTTTTCAAAATGTTCTTTACCTAAAGCAACATCTAATACTTTTTCATTTGTTGATAAGTATTGTTTAAAGGCAGTAGGGTTTGAGGCTAGGTCGGGATTCTTAGCAAATATTCTTTGGAATATCGCAGCATTGAATGCTTCAGTTGCTTTAAAATCATCTATCTTACCAACTTCCCTTTTCAACACAGACATTAATTTACCGTTCCGTAACGCATCATCAAACATTTTGTCGGGATTTAAATTATCTGTTGCTAGTAATAAACCTTTGACCATTTTATTATTAGAAATTATTTTTGCTCTATTTGTTAAGTCTAATCTTCTAGTAGCCATGTTTTGTAACAATTGAGCAGTATTACCAAACTCATCCATCATACCAATAGTAGTTAGTTTTTCTCTATTAGTGTTTATAAACTTATTTAATTTATCAGCACTTAAACCATTTTTAGTTATCGCTGCATCATAAGCTTTATCATAAATCGTGCTTTTCATTGCATTCATCATGTTTTCATTCTGTTTAAAAGTAGCAGTAAACTGACCTAAAGTATTATCGCTTGCAAAAAAAGCATCAGCTACATTTTCATCAGAAGTTTGATAAACAGGATTCTCTTTACTTGATCCTGCTCCTTTTTGCATGACCTGTAAAACAGCACTCTTTTCATAAGGTTGTATTACATTATTGTAATAACTTTTTCTGTATGCTTCAAAGTTTTCATTTATTTTACCAAAAGATTTACCCATATTATCGAGTTCTTCTAATAACATAGCTAACTGTTTTACTTGAGGTTTATTGCCTACGGCTGATTGTTTACCTAATTCTGCTCCTGCCATTTCACGGAAGTTTTTCCAATCAAAAAAAGTAATACCATCTTGACCTTGCTCGGGAAAATATGTAACAAACTTTTTTATTAAACTGTTTACTCCTGTGCCAGAAAGAGATTTTTCATTTATCTCTTTAATAGTCGCAGTGCCTTTTAATTGTGGAATAAGGTTTTTAATTTTAGCTTGGCTCTTTTTTAAAGAATCTATAGTAGATAAAGTTGTATCATTGTTTATACCTAAATCTTTAGCTTCTTTTTCAGCTATCGTTTTTGCATTGTTATAATTCTTTTCTATCGTTGTCCTTATATTTTTTCCAACAATAGATCTATTTGTTATTTTAGGTAGTAACCCATCTTCAGCATTACTTGCTTCGTCAATTCTATTTACAAGAGTATTATCTTGGTCGGATATTTTACCTAACATACTTGTGTATTTTTTAGTAACTAAGTCTATAACATAAGCAGGGGAATCAATTAAGGGGTCACCACTAAAAGTACTAGTTTTAAAATTTTCAATAGCTTCTAAATTAGCTTTTTTTCTCTCATTGTTTTTCCTAGTAAACTCAGGAGAACCTCTGCCCTCTACATCCCTTTGTGCTTTTATTAAAGCAGGATCCATTGTTTGTTCGGCTGGACTAAGTTTTAATCCTGGAACACCACCAATGTTCTCTTCAATTTGTATTGCTCTATCTAAATTTGCTGCTCCCTCGGGATTATCTACTGCTGCTTTGAGTTGTTTACCAAACTCACCTTTAGCACTTTGCCCTCCAGGCGTTGTGTCATCAAGAACACTTTGCCCTTCTAATATTTTGTTTTGAGCTTTTACATCGGCAACAGCATCTTTACCTTTACCAAATGTCCACTTAACTAATCTCGCTGCTGGACTGTTTGTAAATAAATACTTACTTCCAGAAACGATAGCTGGACCAGCTAAAGGAGCAGCCAAAGCACCTATCCCTGTTTCTGTACCAAACATTTCTTTTTCTGCACTTGCTCCACCACCTGATAATGCACCAAACCCTGATTCTATCCCAGCCGTCGCTGCTGGAGCTGAAGCATATCCTTTTGTAACAGCATCTTGTAATATTGGAACTACTTTGTCTGATCCTGCTACCGATCCCGTTGTCCCTGTACGAACAACAGGTGAACCCAGTTGTGCTGTTCTACCTGATAAGCCAATAAAAGGAGCAGCTAAAGCAGTACCTTGTCCACTTGCTCTGGATATTTTACCTGTAGTAGTCGTCGGACCTACAAAATCTCCTGTGCCATATTTAATAAATCCTGCTACTGTTTTTGCACCTTCATAATCAGTTGAATTAAATATTCGACTTAAAAAATTACGGTCAACAGTTCCTGGGTCTACAACTCCTGCTGATTCCATAGCTGACGCAATAGCATTAATCCCAGCATCTGGTAAGGCTAATACAATATCATTAAAGCCACCAAAAAATTGTTGAACCATATTGCCGAAATAATTTTGGTCTCGTTCCCCAATAGATTGTTTTTCTACTGTACCAACTAAAGAGTCTGTACCAAAAGTTTGACTTTTCTTTTCTTCCGTTGATCGAGAATCAAAAGGTAAAAGACCTCCATACCCATCTTCAGCTTCATAGGCATTTACATCATCTTGACTAGGAGCAGTTATTTTAAAATCCATTAAATTCTCCTTATCATCGTATCATCATTTGGTTATTTATTCTAATGGTTAATGAACCATCATCATTTGTTTTTAAAGACTGTGCTGCTGGATTTGCTTGTATGAATTTACTTAAGAAAGAAGCTGGGATATTTAAAAACTTACCATTTAGAGCTTTTTTACTAGGATCATTTTTAGCAATATTTTGTAGATAAGGTATAACTCCTTGCCTTCCATAATTAAATGGATCGTTTTCTGTTCCTGTAGCAACAGCTTGTAATTCTAAAATAGAAGGATCCTTAGGATCAATCGTGTTTCTTCTTAAAGCAAGGTCATTAACTAATACCCTACTCAAGTTTTGCATCTTAACTGCCATGCTTCCTGGCTCTCTAAAGAATGTTCCATCTTCTATTTCACCTGCTAAGTTTTTCAATATTTGTTGTTCATAAACATTATATCTTTCACTTAACGCAATCGCTTGTACAAGTTTTCTACCAAAAGTCTGTATTTGATTTCTTCCTCTATCAGTATTATAGTATTTAGCCCATGCGTTACTACCCTCTGGTAATAAAGCAGCGACGTTATTTGTTAAAAAGGCTTTAACAGTATTAGTCGGACCGTATACATCGCCCAATGCTTCTTTAGTAATTGTTTCAATTTCACTAATAGCAGAGACTAAATAAGGGATTCTGCTTTGTGCATGTCTGATAATGTTTTCATCTGTTGAAGCATAAGTAACTCCTGACTTACCAATATTTTTAACTAATGGATTACCTGATTTTATTACATTATTTTCATACACAGGGGCTTCTAATGCGTAACCTAATCCACCTGTCATTGGAATAACTTGACCTGTTTCTGAACTTACAATACCCGATAAGAAACTTTTAGTTTTATGCTTGCCACCTTTTATAGTAACAAAAACTCTTCCAACACCATCAGGCTCGGCTACTTGTAGTATATCTTTTTCGTTACCCTCTAAAAATCCTACAGGAGCTTTTATTGCATCTCCACCAGCTCCAGGAAAGTAAAAATATCCTGCTCCAGGGATATACTCTCCAGCAACTTGTTTATAGCCACTAATAGATTGACTATCGGGAATTAATAAATTTTTAGCTTTAGCTTTAGTTCTATCTATTGTTCCATTTTTAAGACCTTTAGCTATAGCAGAATCACCTACTTTTATATAACCATCAGGTAAAGCTACAAGTTTACCATCTTTTATCATAGCTAACCCATTAGGTGCTTGAGAACCATCAGATAACTTATCTGTCCTACGCACCATGACTGGATCGCCTTCTATTTTGCCATTCACTACTTTAGCATAAGTCGTTGCATCCATTCCATGGAACTGTAAATCTCTAGCAAAATTTTCAGTTATTATACTATTGTAATTTTTATTATTAATCTGTGCCTTATTTAACCCAGTTGTTATAGAATCTTTAGCAGCATTAAATACATACTTCTCAAAATCACCTTCTTCTTTATTTTGTGTACCTATTGCATCTAAAGCAATTTTTAAATTTTGTTCTTCAAGTTGTTCTGATTCTTTTTTAGCTTCTGCTCTCGCTGCTAATTTAATATCTCGTTGGGCTTTCGCATCAGCAGCTAGTATCTGACTTGTCTCGGGAACTCTATCTACAGCAGCATCAATAACTGCTGTAAGAGGTTTGTCGCCAGATTTAAATATATCTCTTCCTGCTTTAGCTAATTGTAAATATAATTGCATATCTCTTGCATCAGCATCACCTTTACCTAAACTTTCAACAAGTTCTTGTTCTATCTCAGATGCTGATCTAGGTTGTTTTAAAAAAGGGGCGAGGGTTGCTTGATTCGCTGCAAGTATTTCTTCAGTAGTTCGTGGTTTAAGGTTCTGTAAAAAAGGTTTATACATTTCCATAAACTGTTGAGTATTACCTGTTATATTACCAAAGTCAAGAGTTTTATAATTAGGGACACCTTGCGTAAAAATATTGTTACTAGTAGGAGCTCCAAATGTAAAATTCATACCTACCTGTTGACCTAAGTTGGGAAACTTTGGAATAACTTCTCCTGATTGACCTGATCCTACTTTTCTATTTACAGGAACTTCGCCCATAGCTATTCGTGCAGAAGCTTCATCTGTTCCTGGGGCTTGTACAGGCATAGCTTCATTAATCCCACCTTCTGGTACTTGTTCAGAAGCTTCCAGCATCAACATTGTTGGTTGTAATAAAGTTAAAACAGATTCAGGTGTTTTAGTTGCATCAGCTTTACCTACTAAATCAGCAAGTTCTTTTCTTAAACTTTCTAATGTAACATCGCCTCCACGGAGGGCTTGCATAATCGCTTCTGGGTTATCAGCTGAATCTATTTCATTAAATAAATTTTGCATACCCTCTGCTGTATTTGCTAATGCCTCAGCAGAAACTTGTTTTTCGTTTTCTACTAAACCATCTGTAATACCAACACCTTCACTATTGGCAACTGGCATCTGCCCTTGAAACATGTTTCGTTGTAATGTAGGATCCATCATAACCATTTATACAATCCCTGCTTTATTTGCTGCTCCATATAAACCTAACCCTGCGATACCACCACCAAGCACTTGATTAAATAAACTAGGGTTTGTTGAAGATTGCAAGCTTGTTGTTTGTTGCGTACTTGGAGCTCCTCTTAATATATCACTATAATAACTTAATCTTTGGTAAGGTTCATATAGGTTTTGCATATCAGTTTGACGTTTGGCATCTATTTCTCTTTGATCTTGTTGTTGTCTAGCTGCACCTAATGTTTCTAATAAGTTAATATCGGTTATCCCAGCTTTTTGTGCAAACTCACCTAGAGCAGCTTGCTGTGTGCCTATTTGTCCTAACTGAGCTCCTAACGCACCTTGTTGAGATCCTAATGCTCCTGCTGTTTGAGCAGCTTGATTTCCAATACCTGCGTAAGTTTGACCTAACTGCCCTGAAGCTAATCCTAAATTTTGTAATCCTTGTCCAGCTTGCATTTGGGCTTGAGCTGCTGCGAGTTCTCTTGCTTTTTGGTTTTGAAAATTTTGCATAGAAGCTGTTTGAGCTTGTCCAAAATTCCTAGCATAATCTTCAAATATTCTTTTACTTGCTACATCAGCTAACTCACCTTGAGCCAATCCTTGCATTATACCTCCACGAGAACCACCAAAAGCCCCTGCTTGTAAGGCTTGTGCGTCCATTCCAGCTACTTGTCTACCATACTGTTCATTTAAATCAGCTAACGCATTTTGTGTAACTGCTTGTTGGTAAGGATTCATAAAAGCACTTATACCTGTAGGATCATAAGCACTTGCTGAGCCTATAGCTTGTGTTGCCCCTGTATCATAATAACCTTTAGCTGGATCAAGCATTCCTTGACCTTGCGTCACCATAGCTTGTCCTGTGGCTGGATCTAAATAATCCATACCTTGTTGTATATCAGCAACTCCTCCTGTAGTTGTCGTTGCTGCTGTACCTAATGTTCCTTCTCCTGTATCTAAATAATTTTGATAAGCACCAATCCCTCCATCAGCAGTTGCTTGATTGTACGCATCTATTTGTGCTTGATCTAATTCTGCTACAGAGTAAGCAGGAAGACCCCCTTTTGGAGCAGTTGCCGTTAAATTCTTAGCTTGTTCTAATAACCCAAGTTTATAAGCCTCTATTTCAGGGGCTTCACGTTGAATAACGGTTTGAGTTTCTTGAGCCATTATGCCGCTCCCTTTTCAAAATTACGCATCATAGCATACATTTTCTTTGCTCCTGCTTTTCTATCGCCACCTCCAGCTCCACGAACAGCTTTAGCATTCATTACAAATTCACCATCACTTAACATAGCAGGTATAGAATCAGAGGTTGGTGTTCCAGGACCACTTATCTCTCCACCTCCAGCAGCGTAGTATGGATTATCCCCATAAAAAATGCTTGGGTCAAAAGCATATTTATATGTACCACTGGCTATATCTTCATCTAACATTATTTTACCAGTAATAGGATCTATCATGGGTTCTTCTTCTGGCTCGTCAAATGCTCCTAATCCATACGCTAATGCTGTTCCTGCTGTAGTTAATGGAGCATACTTTCTTATTGCTCCAGGAGTATTTTGTTTAATAAGGTCATTGTATATAGCTGATCTATTTGCATTTGTGTTTATATTAGCAGGAAGTTTAGAAATTTTTTCATTATACTGTTTTAGTACTTCAGTCATATCTGGAGACATACTTGGGCGACTTGGACTTAAATATTTTTGATAAGGCTCAACTACATATTGGTTAGCTAAGTCTTTAGCTCGTGAAAATAAATTTTTATCAGCTACTTGTTCTATGCCTACTTCTTTTGGAAGTGTTGGAAATAACTCAGTCGTAGCTCCACCATCTACTCCCATTACTGTTTTTGCTCCTTCATAAGGTGGAGCTTTATAAAAATCTTGACCTGAAGCTAAGTTTGCTGTTTTACCCCCTAACTTTCCTGGACTAGAAACCTGTATTCCTTTTACACCACCTTCTGTTAAAAAAGGATTACTTGCATTACTAGAAGCTAATGTAGGTGATCCTGTTCCTGTAGAACCACCTAATATATTATAATCTGTTGTTAAACCAGATTCAGCACCTGTCGCACCAAACCCTTTACCAAAAGCCGCTGAACCTATCCCAGCTAATCCTCCTGCTATTACAGCACCCTTTAAAGCATCCATCGGATCTTGTCCTGCAGCTAATCCTCCTGCAAAACTACCAATACCAGCACTCAAAAATAAAGGCATTGTAGGTAGTAAGTAAGGAGCAACGATAGGAAGTACTATTGGAGCAACTTTCTTAACAACCTTTTTTAAACTCTTAAATAATTTTTTAAGAAAAAACTCAGGTTTACCTGTAATAGGATTTATAGAATTTAATTCATTACCAACAACATAACGCTCTGGTTCTAAACCCATATCTTCCATTTGTTTAAATAGCATAGTCTTCACGCGAGGGTTAGCTTGCAATACTTCCATAGGTATTACTGTTTCACCCTCAGCAGCATGAACTATATATGTATCGCCCTCACGACCAAAGTCAGCCAACATATCGGCTGCTTTTTTAAAATCGTAAACACCTCCTGTTGGAACAAGAGGTTGCGATTGTACCTCAAAAGGTAATGTTGCTATTCCTGCTGTCATATTAGTACCTTAACAGTTTCATAATAATTATACAATCCTATATCTGTGATATTGCACTTGTTGTTACTCTTGTTTTAGATAATTCTTGGATATTAGCTACAACATGTAATCTATTCGCAGTCGCAGCTTGAACTTTTAATATTTCACCACTTTGTAAGATTAAATCTTTTGTTAACAATTCTATTGTTGTATTAGCCCCTACCGCTTTGACTTTAAACAAACTAAACACAGCATTACTTGTATCAACTAAGGAGACAGTTAAAGTATCAGCATTACCACTATCTTCAGATACTAATATAGAGTTTACAACAGAAGCATTAAAATCTGCTCCACTCGGTGCTGTATACAGAGTTGTAAGATTCGTAGTAGTTAAATCTACTTTAGCATTTGTTAAACCTTGTATATATTGTGGGATACTAGTTACTAACATTATCGCCTACCATCTGCTCTAACATCAACTCTAGGTGAGCCTAATTTATACTTTGTACCTAAAGAAGTTGAATCTATTCTTAAACTAAAAGATCTACCTCGTAAACGATAATCTAACTTTTCAGTAAATTGTTCTACTGGGCTTGTAGCAGATCTCTGTGTTGTGTTTTGTGTAGTCTCACTAAAATTAGATCCTGGAAAATTTTTAGTTTTCATAGTAAAAGCTACATCAGGGTTTGTTGCAGTAGAACCATCAAAAGTTATATCAGGGATTACTCTTTTTAAAAACACAAACTTATCGCCATCGCCTACATCAACAGGAGCAGATTCAATAAAAGAAGTCATAGCTGAACCATCATCATCGTACCCTACTTCATGGTTATATAAATATTGACCGCCTGTAGCTATTGGTAATGTTCTAATACCTCTATCCATCCATGCTTGACGAGCCATTGTTCCATAGTACCAAATCTTTTCACTATAATTGTAAGCAACATAAGCATCAACTTCTGTACTTGCTTTTGTTGGATAAAACCATAATAACTCACTGAATTCAGAATTAACACCTACATGAACTTTATCTCGTTCTTCAAAATTAAAATCTAAAAACACTTTATCTTTCACAGTACAAGGTAATTGTATAGTTTGTCCACTCCCATATACATAAAATGTATCTACACCCATCCAAAAAACACTATCTTCAATAGCAATAGCAGAAGAAGGACTCATTATTGTTATGTTTTTAGATAATTCTTGTAACCCAAAAGTAAACGGAGGACCTATAAACTTCATACTATGTAATGATTTATTTGTAAAAATAAGTATTTGTTGTTTTGTTTCCACAGCTTGTACAAAAGTTGATCCACCACCAAGTCTTAAATCACCTGCTGTATTTGTAGCTGTTGGAAACCAATCAATAGGGTTTTCTTGTGATGAGAAACGTATTAACAAAGGATCTTGAATACCATCACCATCTTCGGCTGTACTGTTACCACCAAAACCATCACACCCAAAAGCAACCACATGTCTATCTTGGTCAGATACAAGTACTTGTTTAGCAACTTGTGGAACACTCGTTTTAGTTCCAGTCCGTGTGTTTAATAGAGCAGCTCGTGTTCCAAAGCCATTTGTCCTATCCCAATAATAGATAGCTCCATCTCTTGGGTTTATTATAAGGTCTTCACCAAAATTATCATGTGACCATAATCTTATTTGTGCTCCAGGAACAGTAATTGATGCTGCACTACCCCAACCAACAAAATCGGAAGTAGATAAGGTATTTCCTACAGCTAATCGTACTAAGGTATTATCTGCATGAGTTGCTGCTGTCGTGCCACTATGTCCACGAGTTACAGTCATTGTATTATCATCAGTCGTTGCCGATACAAGCATAAGTTCGTTGTCTACAAGTATGACATCGTTTGCTGTATTCATACCTGTTTCATCATCCACATCAATAGCAGTTTCACTAGCATCCAATGCTTCATTAAGTTGTGTTGATAAAGCACTAGATGTTGTGCCACTCCATTGTCCCGCACCCCAACCAGTTCCACCAACTGTAACATCAAGACCAGTGTTTAATTGATATGCCCCAATAACACTAGAACCACCATTACCAGTATCTGATCCATTTGCTGCGACACTAGCTGTAACTGTATATGAGTTAGAACTTATAATCGCTACGATTTGATATTCTATATTTAATATAGTTGCTGTGATATTACCACCAAGACTAGCTGCTCCAGAAAAAGTTACAAAATCATTTTCATTTGCACCATGAGCAGGATCCGTAACAGTTATAGTCGCTGAACCACTTGAGGCAGAAAAAGTAACATCTCCTGCACTTGTTGTGTTTCGTATAGGGGTTATATCATTAAAAGTCTGACCCTCTTCAATATAATATTTAAGGTTTGTTCCAACACCTAAAAAGTCAGAACCATCAAGAGCAACCCAATTATGTAATCTTCTTGCTGTTCCCTCATAAGTTGAAGTAGTGTATTTAGCCCACCCTCCTATTTTTTCTGGGTAACCTAAACGAAACCTTACTTTATCTCCATCTATAAATCCTCCTTCATTACTATAAGAAGTAATATCAGATACGATTCCAGGTTTAAATTGTAACTTTGTTAAAGGCATTATGATATATTTCCTGCTACTGTTCCATTATTTGTTAGTGTAACATTACTTTGACCATTAATATACTTCCCTGCTGCTCCACCTGTTCCCGCAGAACCACCATTTGTTGGAGCGGAAGAAGGATAAGTAATCTCCGAGCCACCCCCATTACCACCAGCAGTTCCATTAGATCCAGCAGCCCCTAATGCTCCACCATTACCACCTGCACCACCTGCTCCAGCATTTGTTCCTCCAGCGGAACCACCTGCTCCTCCAGATCCAGCCGAAGCATTATAACTTCCTCCTACTCCACCTGCTCCAGCAGCACCACCTGAAGTAATAGTGTTAACAGTAAGATTAAAATTAAAATCAAAATTATTATAATATAAATTTGTTCCACCACCTATATTACTTAAATAACCAACTAAATAATAAGTAGTATCTGCAGAAAGATTCATAGTTTGACCACCTGTGTAAGTTCCTCCACCTTGACCTTGACTGGCAGAAGTATTACTTGTACTTATATTTATTTGTGGACTTCCATACCCAGAACCATAAGTAGAGGTTATTGTTGCACTAGCTAAAGTATATGTGCCTTGTGTGCCTAATTGGAACGAACAGTAGAAAGGACCTCTGTTTGCAAGAGATCCTCTAAAAGAACTTGATGTTGTAAACAAACCCCAACTTACATTGACTGCTCCAGATTGAGGAGCATTTCCATCAATACCACCCCATTTTCTGTCGGCAACAACACCTGCACCATTTAAATTATTACTGCCACCATATCCAGGTTTTGACCCTGCATTAAACCAAGAAGGAGCATCATTATTAGGTGTATTACCACTACCATAAGGTGTTCCACCTTCATCTGTGAAATTATTTAAAGAAGCCTGTACAGGAGTAACACCATTACCACCTGCACCACCATTTCCTCCACCACCTCCACCAGATTTAATGTTGCCATTATTAACTACATTACAGGCACTCGCTGCTACAATAGCATCACCCCCCACACTACCTGCTGCTCCACCCTTACCATATATATTCCCATTGTTCGTTATAGTAATTGTACCTGCTCCACCAGAGGGAACATTGATAGCTGGAGTGCTTGTACTTGTACCACCAACAGTTACACCAGAGTTAATAACAACAAGTTTGAGATAATCGAGATCGTAATCATCACCAAAAATAGCTGATAAATTTTGGTCTGTAGCATCAGAACTTATTGTAAATTGGAAACCTAACCCTGTTCCATAATAATCACTAAGTGCTAATGCACCACTTGTAGGCACAGCCGAAGCTAAATGAGTTGCATTGTTATCTCCAGCTTTGGCTTTTATCTTACTGCCTTGACGATAATAATCACCGAGAGAAACAGAAGTATTACTTCCAGGACTAAACTCATCCCTTATATTGGCAAAACTTATTGCTCCTGATCCCGCTAACGCCATAATTATTTCTTCTTTAATTCATCGATTTCTGCTTTTAATTCTTTTATACTTTCTATAAGTACAGCACATAGTTTGCCGTAATCAACAGATTTAGTTTGCATTTCATCATCAGCCGTCAATACAACCTCTGGTACTATAGTTTCCATATCTTGTGCTAATACACCTACTTGTTGCCTTGCATCTTCTACATCATTTCTTTTATAGTAAACCCCTTGCATACGCATAACTTTATCTAAACCATTTGCTATAGGTTCTATGTCTGTTTTAAGTCTTTTATCAGAAAAGGCAGTTACATCATTATTAAAAGTCGCCGCTCCAGCCGCAGACATATCAAGTGTAAGAACTGTAATGATAGACCCACCATCATTACCACTAAAAACTATGTCTTTGTCTGATACACGACTTGACATAATAAAATCACCACCATTAGAATTAAGGATTAGTTTGCCAATAGTAGTGCCACCATCTTTTAATATTATATCGCCACCGTCTGCGTCTAATGTAAGATCACCTGCAACATCTAGTGTCATGTCTCCAGAAGCATTGGCTATATTTCCCGTAACTGTTACACCAGTAGCTGAAGTGGCTATCTTAACACTATTGTCGTGATAAAGGGATACAGCACCATTGTCAACAAAAGTTGCCATAGTTTCGCCTTCATCGGCTCCACCTTTTATATCAACTTGACTACCAGAAAGTTGTAAGTTTCCAGTACCACTATCTCTTATTACACTATTACTTCCATCGTGAAATATTTTTAAATCTTGTGATGCTCCGAACTGAAGCGTATCATCTGTTCCTGCTGTTCCTGCATCACCAAAGTTTATATTCTTCCCATTAGTATCTAAATTACCCCCTAATTGTGGAGAAGTGTCACCTAATAAATCAGTAGATATTGTACCGACATTCGCATTTGATCCAGTACCATCAGCATAAATAATTCCAGATGTTCCAGCAGCTAAAGTAACAGTAGTTCCTGAACCCCCACCTTGTAATATAGTAGCTATTTGATCAGTAGAGTTTTTAATAAAATAAAGTTTTTGAACATCATTAGGGGCTATAGTAAGGTTAAAAGCCCCCGATACATTATCTATTAATAATATAACTTTATGGTGTCCATTTGATAATACTCCATCACTTGTGGTTAGAGTAGTATTACCAGAAACGGTTATTTCAAGAACACCATTTAACGCATCATCTATAATATCAAAATTTGTATTAGTTGTTGTTCCCCATGTTCCAGCTTGTTCTCCTGAACCTATTTTTTCTAACCCTGTGTTTCCTGTATATGTACTTGCCATGTTTACCTCACTGTATTTCTGTCCAGGTTTCTGTACCCGACGGAGTTACTGTTGTCCAAGTTTCTGTACCACTTGGAGTAATGGTTGTAAATGTTTCTGTTGTTGCACCTGCATTTACTTCTATAAATTTAATATCACCTACAGTTGTCTTTGTAAAAATAAAACTTTTACTCGCACTAGTTGTTAGTATCATAATACCATTTGACGTTTGAGTAAACTCTGTTGTTAAATCTATTTCAGAAACATCTAATCTATTTGCTGCTGTAGTCTGTATAAAATTCATACTTACATCGGTAGATGCACCTGCACTTATGAATGTACCAGTAGATGTTTGTGTAAAATTACCATCAATGTTAATCTCGCCACCTGTTAGTATTCCAACACCTACAGAAGTCTTAGAGGCAATACCACTCATCTCGGCTACACCAGCTTGTAATATGCCTCCTAAACTATCGGCAA